AAGTTTTAAAACCATCTCGCTCATCTAATAGCCCTACTCGCGCACTGCTGTAGCTTGTCTGCGTCAAGTCATTAGATAATGACGCATAGGATAGCCCTAGACCAGAAGCTATAGTTCTAATCATAGCTTTATCAAAACTTTCAACATTAGTATTTGGATGATTCCAGTTAGCAAACTCAATATCTGTACCGTGAGGTAAGACATCAATTGTAGCTGGTTCAAAATTCATTGCTGGCATATAACCATCTTCATCTAAGTAACTATCGGCAACATTATCTTCACCAGTTGGTGTTCTAATAAAAGCCATTTTTGATGCAGCTGCTTTTGACGCAACTAATTCTGATAATCTAAAGTCTTGCAACCATTTAATAGGTGTCATTACAGATGCTAGTTTATATGGATAACCTCTAGTCTGACCAAATCGTTGCGGTTGAAAAATATGCAAAACATCTTCTGCTGGTATTCTTACAGAATTAGTTAATTTTGTATCTGGTATAGATTGAGCATAAGGAGTGTTTGTTAACCAATAACCTAAAGGCTTGTCAGTTAACTTATCAACCTCAATCCCCATTTTAATTTCACGGTTATTACTTAACTCTTTATTTAATCTACTATCTAAATAATCTGGTTCTAAAAATTTTAACTTTAATCCAGATGGTTGCCTAATTAGTTGCAGCATTACTTCGCCATCTCTAATTAAACCTTCTAACACCATGTTATAAATATCTAGCATTTTAAATCTGCCGCTAACTTCTGGATTAGTGCAGAAATTATTATACCAACGGTATTCAATAAGATCGTTTGCAAAATCATCAAGAGTGCCATCAGCATCTCTTGCGTGAACCATAATTTTAAAGCCTTGCTGATTACCAACAACGCCTTGCTTTAATACCTGAAAGTATCGTTGAACGATTGGATTGTTTCTTGATAGATCCCTCGTTCTATTTCTCATTATGTTTAAATTAACTAACTCAGCATCTGGAGAAGATGATGATGCCTTCCAGTCGTTAAATAATCGACCAGTATTTGTACCAGTAAAATGCCGTTTGCTTTTTTTCTTTTGTTTTGTAAAGCGATCCCAAAATGCCATAGCTTAAAATCCTGATTTAAAATTAAAGCGAACTGTTTGACCTGTTTCTAGTCCTCTCCGTGCGCGATTTTTTCTTTGCTCGGCTACAACTATTCTTTGGTAATAATCTTTTGCTTCAATTAACTCAGATGGTGTTAGCTTTGTAATGCTTCGACCAGCTATAGAGTAACTGCTATCAACAAATGATTTACCTTCTAATGCTGCTTTTATTTGTTCTAATACTTTTTCAGCATGAGATCTTAAATCTTGCCCTGTATTCTGGAGATTAAAGTCTGGCAATACTTCAAGATTACCCTCATATACTATAAATCTATCTGATCCACTCGTTACCCATCCTTGTCCGCTATAGATAGATGGAGCAATATCATCTGTATTAGTTTTTGCATAATCTACTTTGTGTGTTGTGCCGTCAGCTGTAGCTGTAATGTCAAAAGAATAACGACCTTTTGTTTCTCTAAAGTAATAATTTAAAGTCCATGTTCCTGCTGGATAATCAGAAAAATCTTTTTTCCAACGCCAAGTGCTACCTGCATAAACTTCAGCAGGCTCAACAGTTACATATTCTTTTCCTAAATCGCCTATTGTCATTTTGCCTGCACTCCTAAAGTAAATATGCGAACGAAAGTACGCGACTGATCAGTCGTAATCGTATTTTTTAGTTCGTAAAAATAGCCGTTTTTTCCGCCTGATATAAAAGCCGCAGTCGTAGTTCCACTTGTTGAATCAGAAACGACTGTTAAATCAGAGCTGCTAACCGTCCATGACGAGCTACTAATGCTTTCAGCTGAAGCGATAACACTTGACCAATTAAAAGCATAATCAAGTATTGCAGCAGAACTCTTAGTGGCATCGACCTGAGATTGTATAGCAACGGCGTTTGGTGATTTTACCATTGCTTACTCCTCTTAACCGCTAAGCGTCCAAATTCCTGAAGCGTTGATTGTAATTTGGAATGTACTATTTGTACTTGAAACTGAGCCGCCGCCAGTATCTAAATCTACATAACACATAAGCGCATCAGATGCGTGTGTGTCATCATAAATAACCGCATATTTTGCAGTGATACTGACTGCACTACCGAAGCTTATATTATCCGCATCAAATGTTACCGTGCCGCCTGTTTCAGTTACTGTAACAGATGCTAAAGTTTGTCTGCTATAATCAGAGTCAGTAACTTCATTAGTAATATCTGAAATTGTTGAATGAGTTGCCGCTGGCGTATAACTCGAAGTTGTTAAAAGAACTTTGAAAGTATCGCCGTTCATATCAACATCAGCTTTCGCTAAATGTTCTTTAAAATCATTGTAAAATGTCCATGATCCTGCTGCCATAATTAATCTCCTAAATTAAGCTGCTATTGTTATAGTGCGATCATCAGTAGCTAATATTTCTCTATCATCTTTGACCATGATTAAACCACCAGTGCCGCCACTTGTTGTTATAACTGTAACCGTGTTACCAGTTATCGTTAAAGATCCTGTTCCTGTTGAAACATTCACTTCTATTTCTATTGAAGCTGTTTGACCGTTTAAGATTAAACTGCCAGCTCCTGTAATAATTACATTATCACCATCATTAACTGTTACTTGCTGACCAGTAAGCGTTAAGCTTCCAGTAGCAGGATTAGCAAATTCATCTTCGTTAAATTGTACTTGCTTACCATCTAATGTAAGTGATCCAGCATTTAGCGGAATAACATTACCAGTTATCGCTGTTGCCGATTGTCCATTTATATTTAAACTGCCATTATTAGCAGTTGGATTTATACCTATAAGTAAGGTACAAGCCTTACCGTCTATTGTTAGTGTTGCTGTATTTGCTGTAACATCTACTGGAACATCAAATGTTGGTGCAAAACCAGCTAAGCTAAGACTGCCAGAGCCAGCTGTTACAATCTCTCCTGTATTTTCAGTAACACTCTTACCAGATAGAGATAATACTGCTGTTGTTGGCGTTACATTGATGCCTGCGTTTTCTGTAACACTTTTTCCGCTTAGTGTTAAAGATCCATTACCAGCTTGAGCATTTTGACCAATAACATCTGTTGTTGCTTTACCAGCAATTGTTAAAGATCCTGCAAAGACTGGTATGCTGTCGCCATCTTCTACATTTGGAGCAAATGTATTTAAACTTAAAGATCCAACACCAGCTGTAACTAAATTACCATTTACAAGTTCAACTGCTTTACCTGATAAAGATAAAGATGCAGCAGCTGCCGTTAAATTGATGCCGCCTGCAACTGTCGTAGCCTTACCAGATAGTGTTAAAGAAGCAGTTGCTGGTGTTAATACAGTGCCTGCATTTTCTGTAACACTCTTACCAGATAAAGTTAAACTTCCAACAGCAGCGGTAGCATTTACACCAGATGATATTGTTGTACTTTTACCAGATAAAGTTAATGATGCTACGCCAGCTGTTACTTCTACTGGTATTGCACTTGTACCAGTTGCAGAAAAAGTATCTTCTGCAAAAGAAGTAAAACCAAAAGACATTTTCTAGTTCTCTTGTTCTAGTCTAGGATCTACCCATCCTTCAACTGCTGTCCACTCGCCATTAGCGTAAGTGTATTTGTAACCAAAGTAATCATCTGGTTTTGTTACTCCTGTATGCAATGTTGCATTAGTTGAGTTAACATCTGCGATAATTAAAGTTGGATTACCATTAGCGTCTTTTATTGTTGATTGATCTGCGCCAATCTCAACAATTTCATCATCACTAAATAAATAGATTGAAGTATTAGGA